TCATAGTTCAAGCTCCCTTGAAAATCTCATTAGTTCCATTTTTACATTCTCATATTTTCCTCTGCCGAGAGGCAACAATTCTCCGCTGTCCAAATTCACTCCTTTGTGATTTATGACAGTTATAAATCTGAAATTTACTAAATAACTCTGATGTATTCTAATAAATCCATAGTCTCTGCCTTGCAGTTCAATATCCTTAAGCGTTCCATTTGCTTCAAGCATACCACTTTTCATATGGATAGTTAATTTGTGACTGTCTACCTCGATAAATATAACATTTGAAACAGGAAGAGTTTTTTTGCCATTTTCAGTTGAAAATATTAAAACTTCTTTTTTTCGAGCGTTCTTCTCTAAAAAGCTTTCAATTGCTTCATGTATTTCAGCTTCAAATTTAGTTTTTCGTATAAACCTATAAGGTACAAACTTAATTGCTTCGTAAACCATCTCGTCTTTGTTAGTCACAAAAATAATGGTAGTTGATTCACTATAACTCCTGATTTTTTTCGCAACATCTATACCTGTAATATCGTGCATATCAATATCTAATATAATTAAATTAAATCTGTGCCATTCAAAGCTTTTTATCAGACTTTTGCCATCCGTGAAGGTAAGAACTTCATAGTTGATTTTATGCTTATTCAATATATCGGATACTTTTTCGGATATCATGTCTATTATTAAAGGTTCATCGTCAACAACCGCAATCCGAATCATACAGAACACCTCCCGTATTTTCCATAATACCACACCTTTACATATATTTCAATAATTTTTCATAAAAAATGTGGTATAATAGAACATAAAGAAGTCGTTTTGACTTTCGTCAATTCCGCCAATTAGTAAAATTCAAACTGCAAACCACGTAAAATAGGCGGTTTTTATAAACTTAATTACGAAACTTCGACGGCTGAAAACTTAAGCTGTAAGTTTTAATCTGCTAACATAATTCTTCTTCATCAGCATAGAAGAATGAACATATCGGTTGAGGGTAATGCTTGCGTCCGCATGACCGAGCAGCTCGCTGAGAGTCTTTGGGTCGAATCCATTTTCAATACAAACGGTTGCGTAAGTATGACGCAGAAGATGAAAATTCACATTTCTTATATTACATGAGTTTAAAATAGCATTAAAACGATTCTGCATAGTTCTAGGTTCGGTAGGTTTGCAAGTTCCGGTGATGATGTAAAAATCATCACTTTTTCTTTGTGCTTTCAAAATTGTAAGCACAAAGTCGGGAACAGGAACAATGCGAACAGAACTTTTACTTTTTGGAGAGCCAATAACAACTTCCGATTTGCCGTGCTTATATATTCCCTGGACAGTTCTCTGCACAGAAATAGTACCATTCTCAAAATCAATATCGCCTCACTTCAGACCGCAAAGTTCTCCGATACGAAGTCCGGTAAAAAGACACAGTAGAACAGAAATATTTGTATTATTTTGGTTGTGCAAAAGATAAGACTCAAGCCTTTTTCTTTCAAAAGTTTCACGAATAACGTATTCCCTCACCGCAAAAGCTTAAATACTTCGATAAACTGTCATAATGTCACGAACCGATTTTGCAGAAAGTCCGCCATTTCTGTTCAAGCGACCGTGATTTAATTTGTAGTGAATAAAATCATTAAGCTTCTGTGTGGTCAGATTGGACATAAATTCTTTACCTAAAATCGACAGAATATGCTTTGAAATAATGTTTTCATAGGCTGAATACGGTATTTGTAAGTATTTCATTTTCAAAATTTTCATTGATGTTCTGCTACGCTTCTTTCAACTCTTGCAACTAATCCTAACGGAGGCACAAGAACAGTTTCCGAAGTAATTTTAATTGTCAATCCCGTTGACTATTTCACAAAGGTTATGCCCGCTACAACAGTTCTTGCCCCTGACGGTACATACAGAAATGACGTATTCCCGTTTCCTACAAAGGTTATTCAGTCGGTAGGCGTTCCTGCAAATCATGCGGTTATCGGACTTGCAAAACGCTATTTTATGGGTATAGGTCCTGCTAAGGGCGGCAAGTTGGAGTATGACGATTCTTACAAGTATTTTGAAGAAGATAGGATTGAAATGTCTGGTAGCGGCGCAGATTACGGGTTATGATTCTGCAACAGGTGCGCCGACTTACGGAAACGGTTTTATTATCGGTAAAGCTGTAACAGCGGAAAAAACAATTGAAAGCAACAGTAATGAACACCATAGCCGATTTGTGCGGCGGAGACGTAAGCAAACTGGGAGAAAAATTTGCAGAACTAGAAGAATTACAGGTATGTAATTTACTTTGTAATGTTTTATGTGCACTGGCAAACGGTGCGGTTGCCAAAAAGAATTGTGACATATCCCTTGGACTTAGTACCGGAGAAAAAATGCAGGAATTTACTCCGGAATTTTTTGAAGTTAATCTTGATTTTTCAAAAGGAGCAGAACTAGTTGATACGCTGTTTACAGCAATAAACGGCGGTTCACAGTATACGATTCCTGACAATGTGCGAACTGTTGAAAAGGATATAGACCTTGAAGAAATTGAAGCCGAAAAAGAAGCAAGCGAGGGAAATTCCTAGGGCGCAGGCGTGAAAATCGCTTGCGCCTATTCTATAAAGGACTGTCAATAGGCTTAAGCTATCAGGAAATTATGATAATGCAGCCCGGTGATATTATTCAGATGTGGCTTTACAAGGTAGGTGAAACAAGCAATGGCAAGAACCATTAAAACAACGTTAGAATTAGGAGGAGAATCTGCATATAAAAAGGGATTACAGTCTATTGACCATGCGCTGATGGAACAAGATTGGCTGCAGGTCGGTATTGACATTGTAAGAGGATTGGCAGATGGTTTAATTGATGGTGTAAATATAATATGGGATAAAATAAAAGAAATGGCAAGCAGTTTGTTAAGCGGTATCAAGAATGCTCTTGGCATTCATTCACCGTCAAAACTGTTCAGAGATAAAGTCGGTATATTCCTTGCTCAAGGTGTCGGTGTAGGTTTTGTTGACGAAATGGACAAAGTCACTAAGGATATGCAGAATGCTTTACCTACAAGTTTTGATACTATGGTCAATGCCGATATTTCATCATTTTCAAACACCAAAAATCACAATACATCTTCCGAAAAATCAAACAGCGGTATAACGGTAATCATAGATAAAGTAGAAATACATAATGATGATGACATTGAAGATACTGCGTATAAGCTTGCATTGAAAGTAAGACAAGCTGAAATGGCGTTAGGAGTGTGAAAAAAATGGGATACTTTATTTTTAACGGCAAAGACAGTCGGGAATTTGGGATACTGGAAAGTGTCCCCATTCCTCCAAAGGCTGAAAGAATATTGCAGACAGTTGAAATACCGGGGCGATTGTACCCACTGAATAAAGTCAGGGACGAATTTAAAAACGTTCAATTGTCGTTTGTTTTAGGTATCACCGACCATGCAAAAGTTAATGAAATTAACAAATGGCTAAACGGCAGCGGCAAGCTTATTTTAAGCAGTGATACATCAAAATATTATAATGCATTTGTTCATTCAGCTATATCTCCCGAAAGGTTATCGGTGAGGTTCGGAAAAATACCTATAATCTTCACTGTTGAACCGTTCAGGTATGACGTAGATAATCCTGTTATATCCCACATATTCACGGATATAAAAGACAGCCAACCGGAAAAGACGATAAAGGTAACGGCGGGCGGCTCGTATTCCTGCGAGCCATTGTATTTTTTTCGTTGGGCAGGGCGTATTGAAATGGCCGTAAACGGCGGAGCACCGCTGATAATTGACAGCGGAACTGCAAACGGCGAATATACCGATACTTACACACCGTCAGGAAACGGAACGCCTATATATCATTATCTCAGTCCCGAAGCCACAATGTTTATTAACACTTCTCTCAGACTGGCTTACAGACTGGAAAACGGCGTAAGAAAAGTCTGCTGTGAAATGACAAGCGGCAAATTCCCCATGTTAGAACCGGGAGAAAATACTGTCAAATTTAGATTAATTCCGGAATACACATGGGAGCATACAATGCCGGACGGCACCGTAAGACAGTATAAGCATACGGAGCAGAAGCTTCTTGTTTTTGACGTTACTCCCAATACGAGGTGGCTGTGATGAAACAGTATGAATACATTTCCGTTTACAAATCCGATGAAACTGATTTCAGTCATAACGGTATAAGGATTTTATGTCCTACCGAATGTAAAATCACAGAGGTGCTAAACGGTGAATATTCACTGACTCTTACCCATCCGTTTGACGATTTAGGAAACTGGAAATTTCTTATTGAATACAACATTATCAAAGTGCAGGGACAATTATTCCGTATTTACAGAAAAAGCACGTCAATGTCCTCAGACGGAACAAAGCAGCGTACTGTTGACGCAATGCATATTTTCTATGACCTGAATTTCTATTTTATTCGTTCTACCCAATCGGGTATTTTGAACGGTCCGGATGCGTTGAACTGGATAATGTCCCATACATACGATAAACGTGGTTCATTTACAACTGGCAAGCCGACTGACCGTTTTAAATTTTATAGCGACCTCAAAGGCGATACATCATACGAAAATATGCCGTTTATGCATTCTGCATATTATGAGGATATGTCCCCCACTAAGGCGTTATTAGGTGCTGATAATTGTTTTATCAATGTCTGGGGCGGTGAAATTATAAGGGACAATTTCAATGTTACAGTCAACAAACAGCGTGGTATGACGAATGCGTTTAATATAAGTTACGGTGTTGACATGACCGAAATTGAAGAAGATGTTGACCTGTCTGATTATTGCGGTGATTTATATTGGGTAGGAAAATATACATACGATCCGCTGAAAAACGGAGAAGAAGTCACGGCACAATATAACGGTATCGTTAGTTTTCATCGTTTTAATTTACCGCCGCTGCCTGTTGCACCTATGAAATCGTATCAGATTTCTCTCACGGAAACGCAAGTAAGACAGGAACTGGGAAACAAGTTTACTATTGATGACGTCAAATCTCTTTTCAATAAGAAGGTACAGGACTATATGCTGTTAGAATGTTCGCCTGTTGTCAATTATCGTGTCACATTTGCGAATTTAGTTGATTTTGATTTGTATAAAGGATTTATTAATTTACAGCGTTGTGAACTGGGTGATATAGGAACTATCTATAATGAAGAATTGGGTATCAATACCATTCAGCAAATAGTTAAGAAAACCGTTGACGGAATCACAGGCGAAGTTGTAAGCATAGAATTAGGTTCATTACGAAAAACAATAACCAGTAAAGGACGAATTAACGGCGGTTATGATTCAGTACGTACAGAATTGATAAAGAATGAAATTACAGCCAATAACACGTGGTACGGTCTAGGAGATGCAGGATACACAATGGAGCAGTTAAACGCTACATGGGACGAACTGGCAGGAAATAATATTATTCATACGGAGGTGGAATAATGGCAGACGGATTAATAAAAATACAGGGCAGTACAAATGTGGGAAAGTGTGTTGATGCAATAAATGATAACTTTGAGTATCTGGACGGGAAAACGCCTGCCGGTGAAGATATTCTGGAACAGGCAAAGGCGTATACCAATTTCAGAGCGGACGCCATTTCATCGTCCACTAACGAAGCCTTGCAGGGCAGAGTAATGAAAGAAACCGGAAAAGGACTGTCAACCAATGATTATACAAATTCAGAAAAAGCTAAGCTAGAGGGAATCGAGGCAGGAGCTAATAAAACAATAGTTGATTCTGCATGGGATATCAACAGTGCAAATCCGGTACAGAATAAAATGATTATAGCCGCTTTACAATCACAATCAGATGCGTTGAATTCATCGTGTAATGCGCTAAATGCTTCTATCCAATCTTTGAATAAAAAAAGCACAGATTTAGATCGTGCGAAGGTAGATAAAGTAGAAGGGAAAGGATTATCCAGTAATGATTATACTGACGAAGAAAAAGCTAAGCTTGCAGGAATAGCCGAGAATGCCGCAGCATATTTGCCGTTGACCGGAGGAACGATAAGTAATTCAAATTACGGAGAAAGCTTGAAGGTAAACAGAGGACCAACGTCAAGCTCTGCGGCATTGTCAGTAATCGATTATTTAATTAACGGAAATCGAGTTGGTGTGATGGGGTTTGATTCAGATTCCAAGTTGCACATACGAAACAGCAATAATACTGAAATGGCTGAAATAGATAAAGACGGTACTGTCAGCGCAAAATATTTTAAGCAGTCCCAATCGGGAACGCTCCTGGCTGAAAACTCAACAGATGAAAACAGTCTGACGGTAACCAATGCTGAGATAGCAAAATATTCACAAGTGTATATGGCTGCAAGCTGGACGGAAAGAGAGACGGTAAACTTTTGTGATGTGATTCCGATTTCCGCTATTGTGGCAGGAGCGGTGTTTACAAAGCAGATTTATACGGGTACAAGGATTTACACTTATACGGTCACTTGTACAAGTGCAGGAGCATTCACATTAACGCAAAGCAACTCTACAGGTACAGCAGGTACGTTGAGATTAAAATTGTATGTTATTTAGGAGGTGTAACTTATGACGGAAATAATAGTAGCCTTGATTGCATTGATCGGTACTCTCTGCGGTTCTCTTGGAGGCGTATTGGTATCGTCAAAAATGACAAATTATCGGCTTTTACAGTTGGAAAACAAAGTTGCCGAGCACAATAATTTTGCAAGGCGAATGCCGGTTATAGAGGAGCAGATCAAGGTTATAAATCACAGAATTGACGATTTGGAAAGGAAGAATGAACATGAGTAATTTTTTAAAGAAACCGTATGTGAAAAGAGCATTGAGAACATTTTTACAGACAGCGGTCGGCTACATAGCGGTTAATATCGCCGCAACTGATCTGACCGTAAAGTCCGCTGTTTTGGGATTAGCTGTATCAGCTGTCTCGGCAGGATTGGCGGCGGTTATGAATTTAAAGGAGGGTAAATAATAATGAGTAAAAAAGTATTTATAGGAGTAGGGCACGGCGGAACAGATTCCGGAGCGGTTAAGTACATAGTCGAAAAAGAGTATACACTGAAAACAGCCTTTGCGCTGTCTGAAATTTTAAGCAAATACGGAGTTGATTTCAAGCTGTCACGTACTCAGGATATTGATACTGATATGGACAGTAAAGTCGCAATATGTAATAAATATGCTCCTGATCTGGTTGTGGATATTCATTTCAATGCTGGAGGCGGACAGGGCTTTGAGGTATATTACAGCCGTGTGGGAGGTACGTCAAAGACGTTAGCAAACAATATTAATACAGAAGTAAAGAAAATCATGTCGAGCCGAGGTGTTAAGACTAAGCTTGGCAATGGCGGTACGGACTATTTTGCGATTATCAGAGAAACGGCAGCCCCAGCGGTACTTTTAGAGGGCGGCTTTGTCGACAGTAAAAAGGACGCTGATTTCATCAAGTCCAATTACAAAAAGCTTGCTGAGGCATACGCTAAAGGTATTTTAAAGACGTTAGGTATTTCTACAGCAGCAAGTCCTGCAAAGCCTATACTGGACAAGACAGGCTATAAAAAAGGCGATAAGACTATTGGCGTGTTATCGCTGAAAGAATTACTATTGACAGCCAAAACACTAGGCATTAACAAATACGGCATGGACAAAAATAAGTCTTTCGGTACTGGTACACTGAATGCTGTAAACTATCTGTTAGGCGTGTGGGGATATCAGCAGAATGGTATTGCGGGGGAAAACTTCATTAAGCGCTTACATACCGAGATTGATAAGAAAATAAAATAGTTTTTGGAGGTATTTATATGAAAAGCTTTATTCCATGGGTTGGCGGCAAGAGCCGCCTTGCAAAGAAAATCATATCAATGTTTCCGGATAATTTTGACAGGTACATTGAAGTGTTCGGAGGCGGCGGTTCTGTACTTTTTGCCAAGGACAAACATGCTCCGCTTGAGGTATATAACGATATAAACGGTCAATTAGTAAATTTATTCAGGTGCGCTCGCTTTCACCGTGGAGAATTACAGCGTGAAATTTCAGGCTATTTTAATTCAAGAGAAATTTTTGAAGATATAAAGGCGCAGATAAATGTCAGAGGTATGACCGATATCCAAAGAGCAGCAATGTTTTATGTACAAGTTAGGCTGAGTTATGGAGCAAAATGCAAAGAGTATGACGGTAGTAATAATAGCAGAAAACTTTCATATGATTATTTGACTGAAATTGAAGAACGTCTTAAATCTGGTGCAGGAGTTGTTATTGAAAATGAAGATTTTGAAAAATTGATAAAGGTTTATGACCGTCCGAATGCACTTTTTTATTGCGATCCGCCGTACAATACTAAAGAAAAAATTTATAATAATCCGTTTACCCAAAATGACCACGAACGCTTAAAGAACTCTTTAAGCAATATTAAAGGACGGTTTATTCTCTCTTACAATGACGATGAATATATATGTGAATTGTACAAGGACTACAATATTACGACTGTTGAAAGACAGAATAATCTTTCTAGTGGTACATATAAGGAACTTATCATAACAAATTATTGA